GTGGATGACACAGGCTCCATCATGGTTCAGTGGGACAACGGCAGCAGCTTGAATGTGGTTTACGGCATTGATTCCTGCAAGGTAATCGATGAAAATCCCAGGGAGGAGGCATAGCGATGAAGGCACTATTTGGTCGAAAGTTCTACAACCTTAAGGAACTGAAGGAAGCAACCGAAGATGCAAAAGAAGATGGCGTCATTGGTTCTGATTACACTGTGATTCGAGAAGTTGAGCTTAGTGATTCAGAGTTTAAGAAGTTCACCAGTGATTTTCTAGAGGATCAGCCCTGGATCAAGAAGTCAGATGGCGGGACCAACGAAAAAGGTGAGCTTAGGTGTATTAGGGTCATTAACAAAGACACTGGTGAAAAGATACTCACCAATCCGGAAGGCTATGACTATCCACGCTACTGTGGGATTGAAGACTAGCCTCTAAGCCAGAAACCTGCTCTATTACTACAGAAATGACTTGCTATTATTCTCGTTTAGAGTGATATATGTAATACCAAAACAAAACCACACTAAATGGAGGATGAGAACATGAAAGAAATCAAAGCATTTGAAGAAGCCAAAGCAACCGGCGCAAATTTTAAGGAGTCTGGAATCAACAGCACCATGTACTGGGCCTACGAAAGAAGCAAGGAAGCGGGAAACGACACCATCGACTTTTCCGAGGTCATTTGGGATTACGACATCGAACCCATTGTTAAAGCCTGCAAAGCCTACGGAATTGACCACATCACCATTTCTAGCACCTTTTCAGGGCTGATTGCAACCCTAGCCGAATTTGAAAAGCATGGCTGCAAGATGGACGGACTTACCAAGGTTAAGACAAGCTACACCGACTGGCAGACCGGCGAAAAGCAAATTCTACCAGCGATCTTGGTTAGGATTTAAGGGGGGCCTAGACCATGTGGAGAGAAGGTAAAATCGAAGTCGAAAAGAAAACCATTCATTACTGGATCAAGAGCTTTGACTTAGGCTCCCCTTACGGCATTGATGAAGGTAGAATTTCAAAACTGATGCTAAAGCGAGATGGCCAGATCATTGCAAACTTTGATAGAGGCTGGGACATTGAACCCATCGATGAAAATGCAAAGGCTGCACTTGAAGTTTTGATGAAGAAATACAATTAACAACAAGAGAAAAACGCATAAAGGAACAGGGCTGTATGGCTCTTTTCCTCGTTACAGAAGACCTTAGGGTCTATTTTTTATGTCTTTTTAAAGGAGGTGTCCGCATATCCGAAAACTAAAGAAGTATAAACCAACCACTTACATGGCGAAGGATTCCCATTACAGCAAGGAGATGGCGGACTATGCAGTTGGTTTTATTGAATGCCTCTCCCACACCAAAGGAACCTGGGCAGGGAAGCCCTTTGAATTGATAGATTGGCAAGAGCAAATCATCAGGGATTTATTTGGAACCATAAAACCAAATGGCTATCGCCAGTTTAATACAGCGTATGTAGAGATTCCAAAGAAGATGGGAAAAAGTGAGCTTGCGGCGGCTGTTGCCCTGCTCTTAACCTGTGGGGATAACGAAGAACGTGCTGAGGTTTATGGCTGTGCTGCAGATCGTAACCAAGCCTCCATCGTTTTTAATGTGGCTGCTGATATGGTACGTATGTGCCCAGCCTTATCCAAGCGGGTTAAGATTCTGGACTCACAGAAAAGACTTATCTACCAACCTACTGGAAGCATCTATCAAGTGCTTTCTGCCGATGTTGGAAACAAACACGGCTTTAACACCCATGGCGTTGTCTTTGATGAGCTCCACACACAACCAAACCGAAAACTCTATGATGTTATGACCAAAGGTAGTGGTGATGCCAGGATGCAGCCTCTATACTTTCTAATCACAACAGCCGGAGACAATCAAAACAGTATCTGCTGGGAGGTTCATCAAAAGGCTCTGGACATCATGGCAGGAAGAAAGAACGATCCTACCTTCTACCCCGTCATTTATGGCGCAGCTCTTGATGATGACTGGTCAGATCCAAAGGTGTGGAAGAAAGCAAATCCATCCCTTGGTATCACTGTCAGCATGGACAAAGTAAAAATAGCCTATGAGTCTGCAAGACAAAACCCCGCTGAAGAAAACAGCTTCAGACAGCTTCGACTCAATCAATGGGTTAAGCAGGCTATTCGCTGGATGCCTATGGATAAATGGGATGCCTGTGCTTTTCCGGTTAATCCAGAAAGCCTTAAGGGCCGCGTTTGCTATGGCGGGCTGGATCTTTCTTCTTCCACTGACATAACAGCCTTTGTACTTGTCTTCCCACCACAGGATGAAGACGACAAATATGTGATACTCCCTTACTTCTGGATACCGGAAGACAGCATTGACCTTAGGGTTAGACGGGATCATGTGAATTATGATGTTTGGAAAAAACAAGGCTTCCTTCTAACTACCGAAGGCAATGTGGTCCACTACGGATTCATCGAGACTTTCATTGAGGAACTTGGGATGAAATACAACATCCGTGAGATTGCCTTTGACCGCTGGGGAGCAGTTCAAATGACCCAGAACTTAGAGAATTTAGGTTTCACCGTTGTCCCTTTTGGTCAGGGATTTAAAGACATGTCTCCGCCTACAAAGGAATTAATGAAGCTGACTTTGGAAGAAAAAATCGCTCACGGTGGTCATCCTGTTCTCCGCTGGATGATGGATAACATTTTTATTAGAACTGATCCTGCTGGTAACATCAAAGCAGACAAAGAAAAATCTACCGAGAAGATTGACGGTGCTGTTGCCACAATCATGGCTCTTGACCGAGCGATTCGCTGTGGTGGAGAAGCCGGCAATTCTGTTTATGACGATCGAGGACTACTCGTATTTTAGGAAAGGAGGTTGATGTCCATGGGAATATTGCAAGGAATATTTAAGGCTCGGGATAAACCTAAAAATACTCTTTCAGGAAGCTATTACAGCTTCTTTTTTGGAAGTACTAGTGCTGGTAAGCCAGTTAATGAGCAAACCGCTATGCAGATGACCGCAGTGTATAGCTGCGTAAGAATCTTATCCGAGACCTTAGCTGGTCTACCACTTCATGTGTATAAGTACAATGATTCAGGTGGCAAGGAGAAGAACCTAAAACACCCTTTATACAAGTTGCTCCACGATGAACCAAATCCTGAGATGACTTCTTTTGCGTTTAGAGAAACGCTGATGAGTCATCTTTTATTATGGGGAAATGCCTATGCTCAGATAATTAGAAATGCACGAGGTGAAGTGGTTTCCCTCTACCCACTAATGCCAAACAAAATGACGGTCGATCGCGATTCAAGTGGTCGGCTTTTCTATTTGTATCAGCGTGGCAGCGAGGATGCTCCTACTCTCGGTAGAGACAATCAGGTCTATCTTTCACCATCAGATGTCCTTCATATCCCCGGACTTGGCTTTGATGGACTAGTGGGCTATTCACCCATAGCCATGGCGAAAAACGCTGTGGGACTGGCCATAGCCACGGAAGAATATGGAGCTAAGTTTTTTGCTAATGGTGCTTCACCGGGTGGCGTCCTAGAACACCCCGGTACCATCAAGGACCCTCAGAAGATTAAAGAATCCTGGAACGCTGCCTATCAAGGAAGTGGTAATGCCCACCGGGTGGCTGTACTTGAAGAAGGTATGAAGTATCAGCCTATCGGTATTTCACCTGAACAGGCACAGTTCCTTGAAACCAGAAAGTTTCAGATCAATGAGATTGCTCGTATTTTTAGAGTCCCACCACATATGTTAGCTGACCTTGAGAAGTCGTCTTTTAGTAACATCGAGCAGCAATCACTGGAGTTTGTGAAATACACCCTCGACCCTTGGGTGGTCCGCTGGGAACAGTCCATGTGCAGGGCACTTCTTATGGAAAGTGAAAAACCCAATGTGTTTATCAAGTTTAATGTGGATGGTCTTCTGCGTGGTGATTATGTAAGTCGTATGAGCGGCTATGCCACTGCAAGGCAAAATGGTTGGATGAGCGCCAATGATATCAGAGAGCTTGAAAATCTGGATAGAATTCCAGAGTCATTAGGTGGCGACCTCTACTTAATCAACGGGGCCATGACTAAATTACAGGACGCAGGCGCGTTCGCAAATATCAAAGAAACGGAGGAACCTAAATGAAGAAGTTTTGGAACTGGGCACGAGATGAAAACACTGGTGTCCGAACACTCTACCTAGACGGCATTATTGCAGAAGATTCATGGTTTGACGATGATGTCACCCCTAAGGCATTTAAAGCAGAGCTTACTGCCGGTGA